TCATAATCCTTGTGTCGGGGGTTCGAATCCCTCCTCCGCTACCAGCTTTATCACCGACAATTCGGAATCGATAAGGCTCGATAGGTAGCCCTTAATGTTGATTTCGTAGGGCTGGCCCTTTTCTGTCGGATTGACGACCACGGCTGCCACGAGTTGCCGGAACGGGGCGGCGATTTCTGGCGACGGCTCTCCATCCCGCTCCCGGACGATCTGAGCCAGGCTTTCGATATTCTCGCGGAAACGCTTCACGGCCTTCGGCTGAATTTCGATCACGTTTGGCGGCTCTTCGGTTGTCTCGAGAATTGCTTTTTGCCGATCGCGCTCCGCCCGCAGCGGCGCCAGGAGAGCAGCGGCCTCTTCGTCCTCAATGAGACCCTTCGATATCTTTTCTACTATCTTGGTGATGCCGTCCCTGGCGTCCTGCATCGCGCGCTGGGCGTTCGCGCGTGCTCTCTGGGCATCGCCGCGCAATCGCTTCTGCTCCGCCTGATAAGCCTCTACGTAGGCCTCGATGATGCTCGTATCCGCGAACTGTCGCCGGAGGCTGTCGACCACCTCGGTCTCTATGCGCTCTACATAGTATCGCCGGCCGTTGCCGCAGCTGCCGGATTCGCGGAATGTGCTGCATTGGATGCGGTTTCCGCTTCGATCGGGACCGACGAGCGCCATCCCTCCGCCACATGCGCCACAGCGCAGCAGGCCGGATAAAATTCGTTTGGATCTCGGGGCTTTTGCCCGATCGGCGCCGCCGGTCGCTTCCTTCCGCTGTTGCACGGCCTGGAAGAGATCCTCATTCACGATTTGCAGGTGAGGGGCGGAAACCTCTTCATGCTCGCTCTCTGGATTCACGCGAGAGATGCGTCGGCCTGTCGACGGGTCCTTGATCATCCGAACACGATTCCAGACGATCCGTCCAGCATAGATCGGGTTACGAAGAATTCCGTTGCCCCGCTGACCATTGCCGTTGATCGTCGAGGCGTTCCAGCGGTCTCCACGAGGAGCTGGGACATTTTCCCTATTTAGGATCGCTGCGATCGATCTTGGAGCAACCCCACCAGCATAAAGGTTGAATATGCGACGCACGACGACAGCTTCTTCGTCGACAATTTCGAGCTCACCCTTCTTGCCGATCACCGGTCGATAGCCATATGCCTTGCCGCCGGCGTTGCGTCCGGAGCGGACTACTCCCGCCATGCCGCGCTTAACTTTCTTGGCACCCTCCTCGCGCTGCATCTGGCCTATAACGCCATACATGCCAATCTGAACGGTATCCATTGCGCCGCCGTTGACGCAGTTCATCTCGATCCCGCGGAACTTGAGCATCTTATGGATGTGGGCAAGGTCTGCGATATCGCGAGAAATACGATCGGGGGCCTCAGACACGAGGACCTCGAACTCGTCGCGTTCAGCCGCTTGCATCAGATTTGAAAGTCCTGGCCGGCCAAACATCGATGCGCCAGACTTCGCGCGATCATGGAACTCTCCTACGACAAGAAGGCCCAGCCTCTCGGCATGGGCCCTACAAAGTCTGGTCTGGTCCTCCACCGATTGATCGTTCTGAAGATCGGTGGAGTATCTGGCGTATATGACGGCTCGGCTCATTGCTGTCTCGCGTTGCCCCTGTCTGGCTCGTTCTCATTAGCGGGTCGCGGTGGGCTTGCGTCAAGCCTTGCCTGCCGAACAGCGAGAGCCCTAACGAGCGCAACCAGTGGACTGTCCTGGGTGTGAGGCGGAGAAATTTCGGTCATACCGTTCCTCCGCTGTAATCATCGTCCTTGCGGATGATTCTGATCTTGCTCGGAAGCAGTCGCATCGTCGTTTCCAGCCGCCCCCTCCACCATCTTTCCGCTCGATAGTAGAAGCCGGGAACGGTCTTGTAGTCGACGCGATCAAGCCAGTACGTAGTGCACCACCGATTGCCGTTCGGATGCTTGCCTTCGACCTCGTAGAAGCCCGGGCCGGTCCACTCCACAGGCTTGGGAGGGGTCTTGATCCCGACGAAAACGTAGTGGGGGTACTGCTGCCGTAAAATCTCCGCGTCAGGATCAGGGTTCATTTCCCTCAGAATATCGACCACCGCGTCAATCGCCGCATGGAGGCGTTCCTCAGGGCTTTGGACGGGCTGAGGAGCGGCGATGGCTGGCAAGGGTGCGGCTGCGGCAGCGAGACCGCCGAGAATGGTCCTACGTGTGATCTGAGTCATTCACGTTCCTCCGAGCCAAATGCCTTTGCGATCGACGAAAGCGTTTCAACAAGCTGCTTTTCGTCTTCGATGTATCCCCCGCAACTGTTGAAGACGCTCACGACCCACGCGGCCTTTTGCGCCGCTTCATCGAGCGAGCGCGGCAAATAATCGATGATGGCGCGTTCAATTTCCTTCACGGCTTTGCTGGTGCCGCGCGCTGCTTCCATCGCCTGAGAATAACCGCACTCGTCCTCGATAAGCTTCCGTTCAGCCTCGACAGCGGCGAACGCATCAAGCTTTTCCTTCAAGATCTGCTCGAATTGCGCCTCTACCTTTTCCCGATTGGCCTTGTTCCTTTCGCCTGAGAGCAGGGACAAGTGCGTATCCCGGTGGCCGGCGACATGCTTGGTGATGCTTTCGACAGAGTAGCAGTAGCTGGGCTGCCAGATTTCCTTTCCTTCACTGTCACGCCCGAGGAGCGTCTGGCCGCACTGCACTCTTGCTTCCGGCATGGCACGGATCTGCGGTGCGTCTTCAAAATCACCAACAGCAGCCCAAGCCGCGCTGTCGACGGCATAAGCATGTGCGTGCCGATCGAACATTTTGAGGAGTGGCGATGAACTGGTGATTTTCTGCAAGCCTTCGGCGGCTGCCGGGCCAGGTGCGTTCGGCATTGGAATCTCCATCGGTCAGGATGGAGCATTAATGCATCATTCACCTTTGCCAGTCAATAGCGATTTATGCATAAATGCATCATCTGCTGCGGTTCCTGAACAGGCGCTCTATAAGCTCATCCCTCAAAATAGGGTCGCTGACGCTACGAACAGCATATGAGACATCCCCGATAATGCGGAGATCCCCCGTCTCCTCAAGGTTAAGGGGAAGATCGATGCGCTCTGAGATGCGCGCATCGGGATTGTCGAATCTCAGATAAGGTCCACCAGTTGGCGGCACAATGAGGCGTCTGATGCTGAGCTCCATAAGTGACTTCCGGTCCCGCCACCGCTCAATTACGAGAAGATCTCCATGGTCAGGTTCGCTCTTCATAGCTTGGCGGCGAACGCAAACTGCGTACTCTCCCCGTTGAATGTACGGGGCGCATGTATCGTCAGCCATCTTCAGGCCGAAGACATCTATGCTCCGATAGCGTGGCAGGGTGATTGTTAACAGGCCACCGTCCTCAATTCTGGTAAGTTCTGGCGTCTTCCAAACGCCTGCGGCGGCCTCTCCTATTACAAGCGTTGAATGCGCATCATTTTCGGAGAGGTCACGTTCAGTGGCGTTTGCTCCTTCTCCCCAACTCTCGTCGTACAAGTTCGGGCTCGCGAACGGAACCATCGACATATCGACAAAGTCTTTGGATTCGAAAAATGGATTCGGGCTTATTCCGGAGACCTTTACGATCTTCCCGAGCGTACTCATTGACAGTGTGAACTTATGTGTTGGGTCGTTCAATGCGCGGGTCAATGTCGTGGAAGCAATGCCAGCCTTCTTGGCGAGCGCGCTTGGCGAAAGCTTCAGTTCGTCAAGAACGAAGCGGACGTATGTCTTGCTAGCGGTATCGAAGAAGTCATTTTTCATGATGCAGCCATCCTTACCACACATGTGCAGAAAAGCACGATGCATAAATGCTTGCCATGAATGCATTAATGCACTATTACTCCTGCTGCCATGAAAATAATCGACGAAGTTCAAACCACAGAACGCCGGCTGCGGCTCGCCCGCATCCCCCTCCAGGAGCTGTACAGGGAAGCTGGAATAAATGGCTCCACTTGGACGCGCTGGCGCACAAACAAGACGAGCCCTCGCTTGACGACTTGGACGAACGTCCAGCGGGCGGCTGATAAATTGATAATTGAGAAAGCATCGCAGGCGGCAGAGCAGCAGAATAGCGGAAGGAAAAAGTCACTTCCGCCTCGTGCCTCCACTCGCTTCGGAGCAGAACCATGAGTAGGCCGACGGAAGGGGAGCAACTCGCGGCTTGGGAACAATACCGCCAAGCTAAATTGAAAGCCGACCAGACGGGCAATTTTCTCGATGGCAGGATCGCGGCCGATGCTTGGGTAGCGTTTCTAAACGTCTATCTCGATGAAGATCACAAACTGCCAGTGAGACGCACCACGGGCGGAAACGTCGCGCTGTTCCCGGTCCACAAGACGCGTCGGGCCGGTCCTTTGTCAGGTGGAGGCGCCTGATGGGGAAGGCCAAGGCCCGCCGCGTCGACTTTTATCCTGATGAATACATAGCCGGCGTCGGCGGCGTCCTGCGTGCCGACGAGCAGGGCCTGTACTGGATGATCTGCACCCTAATCATGTCCGAAGGCGGCCCTATCGAACAGAACGACAGACGGCTCGCCGCGCTGTGTCAGACCCGTCCTGCAGATGCCAGAAAATTGGTCGAATCCTTGGTCGAAAAGGGGAAGATCTTGCGCCAAAGTGACGGCAAACTGTTCCAGAACCGTGCGCAAAGTGAAGTCGAAAAGTCGCTAAACCGAATCCAAACTGCATCCGAAAATGGTTCAAACGGTGGCCGTCCTCCGAAGAAAACCAAATCAAAACAACGAAACACAGAAGCAGACGGTTTCTCAGACGAAAAACTAACCACCAACTACCAACCACCAACCACCAACCACCAACCTATCGAGGAAGATAAATCTTCCTCTCATACTCAGCGCGCGATCGACGAAGAGTTCGACGAAGTTTTCTGGCGGGCCTACCCCAAGAAGGCCGCCAAGGGCGCGGCATTGCGGGCTTACCGGGCTGCCCGAAAGAAGGCAGGCGCCGACGAGATTATGTCGGCTGTTCATCGCTATGCTGACGAGCGACGCAACGAGGATGCACGGTACACCAAGGCTCCGGCATCCTGGCTGAACGGTGAGTGCTGGTCGGATCAGCCGTCCAAACAGCCAGACCCGACCAACTGGCGGGACGATCCAGTGTACGCGGGGGTTGAGTGATGGCGGACATCATCGAGCTCAAGCGGATGCTGAACGACCGAGTCATGTCCGTCGTCGAATACCTGCTGCCGAACGGCCGCAAGGAGGCCAACGAGTGGCGGGCCGGCTCTACCGCTGGCGAGAAGGGCAAGAGCCTGGGGGTCCACCTATCGGGGCAGAAGGCGGGTGTCTGGTCCGACTTCAGCACGGGAGAGGGCGGTGACCTGATCGACCTCTGGTCGAAGCGCCGCGGCCAGACCATTGCCGAGGCGATCGAGGATATTTCCAATTGGCTCGGCGTCTCGCGTCCGGTTCCGACACGCGACCCGAAGCCGTCCTACGCCCGGCCCGAGCGCCCGAAATGCAGCCAGCCCAAAGCCAAGGTACGCGAATACTTGGCCGGCCGCTGTATCCCTGACGACGTGCTGGAAACGTACAAAATCGGCGAGCGCGGCGACGAGATCATCTTTCCGTTCTTGCTGCCGGACGGCGTGCTGGCGATGGCCAAGAGCCGCAAGGCGGAGAACGGCGCCAAACCCGTTCCGACAGCGGCGAACTGCGAGCCCATACTTTTCGGCTGGCAGGCGATCGATCCGAACGCGCGGACTCTTATCATCACCGAGGGTGAGATCGACGCGCTCTCGTGGGCCTGCTTTGGCTTTCCCGCGGTTTCCGTGCCGTTCGGCGGCGGAAAGGGCGGCAAGCAGAGGTGGATCGAGAACGAGTTCGAGCGCCTGGAGCGCTTCGAGAGGATCTACCTGTCGACAGACATGGACGGCCCGGGCGATGAGGCTGCGGAGGAGATCGCGAGTCGGCTCGGCAGGCATCGGTGCTTGCGAGTGCACTTGCCGTTCAAGGACGCGAACAAGTGCCTGATCGACGGCGTGAGCGGTGCGGAAATGGAGCGGTGCCTCTCGGAAGCGCGCAGCCTTGATCCGGCCGGCCTCCGCCGACCGAGCGATCTGTTGGATCGTGTCATCTACCTGTTCTGGCCGGGCGAGGGCGACCACGTCGGCTATGGAGTGCCCTACGACAAGATTTCCGGAAAGCTGCTGTTCCGGCCGGGCGAGTTGTCGCTGTGGAGCGGCGCCAGTGGTCATGGCAAGAGCCAGATCCTGTCCGACTGTATCGGACACTGGGTGAAGCAGGGCAGCCGCGTGTGTGTCGCCTCGCTGGAAATGAAAGGCGAGCAAACCCTCAAGCGGTTGGCGAAGCAAACTGGCGGTGTCGACCGGCCGACGGCGCCATTCATCACGAAAATCCTGGACTGGTTGGATAGCGGGCTGCTGATCTACGACCACGTCGGCAAGGCTGGCATACCGGCTCTGCTCGAGGTGTTCGACTACGCCCGCGCTAAGTACGGGTGCGACCAGTTCATCATCGATAGCCTCATGCGGGTGGGCATCGCCCAAGACGACTACAACGGCCAGGAGAAGGCAGTCTTCCAGCTCGTCGACTGGACGATCGAGAACAACGTCCACGTCCACCTGGTGGCCCACTCCCGCAAGGGAGACAAGGACCGCGGCGGCGCTCCGGAAACCGAGGACATCAAGGGCGCCATGGAAATCGGCGCGAACGCGTTCAACATTCTGACGGTCTGGCGGAACAAGGATCTCGAAGGAAAAATCAAGGCCGCGAAGACCGAGGAAGAGCGCACTGCGCTCGAGGAAAAACCGAGCGTCATCCTCAACGTCGCAAAGCAGCGGAACGGCGACTTCGAGGGAAAGGTCGGCCTTTGGTTCGATCAGGCGACCTATCGCTATCACACGAGCAGCAACCGTTTTCATTGGGACCGCCAGTACATTCCGCGCGGTTCCGAGGTGCCATCAGGTAACGAGGACTTTGCATTATGACAAAACATTCAGCCTGCCACGTCGAGATTTTCGGGGGTGTTATCTCCAGTCCCACTGCGATTTTGAGCGCAAGCGGACGCCGGCTCGATTTCGCGAGTATTGGATCTTGGCGCTTCTTTGTTGATGCGATCGATCAAGAAGGTTGCCGGATCTCCATGTGGGACGGAGCTTCTTACGAGAACGCAATCAAAAATGCTGAAGAGCTTTCCAGGGAAGGCTTTGGTGCTGTGGTGGATAACGTTCTGACCGGTGGCGCCGCATGACGACGCAGATCCTCAACGTCACCAGGAATGACGACGGGCAATTCGAAATCACCGACCGGCGAGGCAAACTCGTCGAAGGCCCGTTCGAGACGAACGCCGCAGCATGGAAGGCGCTCGATCGTCTCGACAACGACAACGCCAACCGCCCCGATAAGGCGCGGAATGCGAAAAAGGTTCTGTGGGGCAAACCGGAGAAGAAGTCCAAGAGCGCTCGGCGAAAGGAAAAGAAACTGCAGGAAAAGCAGGAACACCGAATGAAGGTGAACGCGGCGAAGGCGCCTGGATGGGTTCGCAGCGTCGCCGCTGCAAAGTTTGATCCCGCCGGCGAGCGAGCCTACCGGGACCACAAGCTCGGCACGTTCGGAGCCGCCTCCGAGGTGCGCAGGATCGACGTGGCCGCTTACCTCGCCGAGAAGGCTGCGCGAGGTGAAGCATGATCACCCTCTCGGCATCCGCTTGTGAATTGCGAGGAGAACGAGAGGTGAACGCGCAAGCCGCCGCGATTGTGAGCTATAATGATTTCAACCGTAATTGGAGGAAGTTCATGAGCGATTCGGCATTGAAGTCATTCCCCATTTTCGATGATCGGCCCGGCCCGGAGTTTATCGAGAGCTGGCGCCAGCATATTTCGGAGACCGGCTCGCCGGAAACCTTCGCCGGTATCTCGACTAGTAAGCCTGGTCGATCAGCTAACGTTGTTTTGCTTTCGGAAGAAATACGCGTGCCTACGGCTTTGCGGCCCGGTGGGGAGAAGGTACCGTGTCCTCTATGTTCTCCAGCGGCTCCGAAGTTCGGGATGGGGAGGATGGCGTACTTCCCCGATGATAGCGCCGCACGGTTCATCGGCAATCACTGTGCCAAGCACTATCTCGGCGACAACTACACAGAGGCTGAGCGACTTTTCCGTATCGAAGCGAAATGCGCCGAGTATTTGGCGTTGTGGCCGGCGCTTCAATCGAAGCTCCCTTTGATTAAGCCAGTTGTGCAAAAGCTTTACGTTAGCGGTCAGCGTCTTTCGCAAATGCGGATGTACATCAATGTGCAAGCGCCGGGGTTTTCGTCCTTCCTTTACAATGATCTCGTTGCTCGTGGATCGATGGTGATTACGTCTCGGGATCAGGGCGCGCAAACATATCGCGTCGAGGGCATAGAGTTTCTCTCTCTTGATTTTGATCCTGAAGCTTCAGCCGATAAGCTGCTGGCTTGCTGCAGGGATCTGCTAAAACCTCTTCCTTCCTGGACAACAACGGATGGCGGTAACGAGGCTTCCAAGGAAATCATCCGTCGCGGCAATTCAGTTGTTCGCCGCTTCAAGGAACTGTCTGCACTCCGTGATCTGATCGCCGACGCCTCACAATTCCTCCGGCCGGCCAACCTCCGGCTCCTTCAGCGGTGGACAGCTACCGGAGCGTCGCCGTTTTCGACCCTTACATTCAAGTTCGACGACGACCGGATCGACGCCTTGGCGGAGAGCTACGCGGGCAGGTTCAATTGGTCGGTTGTCGCCCCAGCAGAGCTGCTTGTTCAACTTCCCTCGAAAGACGAAATCACTGCATTACGGTTATTGGAGGTTGCCGCTTGAACATCAATTCGACAAAGCAGCTTCCCGCGGAATCCTGGTATGCGATCCGTGTTGCGCCTGGTGGCCAGAAGATGGCGAAAGCGGTCCCTGGAGCATCGGAAGAACGCGTTGGAGAGACCCAAATAGAAAGGGAGTGCCGGGAGAAGGGCTTTGCGATCTTCATGCCTTCGTTCTGGACTGTAGTTCGGCATCAAAGGACAAACAAACTGATCGAGAAGAGATTTCCCCTCTTGGTCGGTTATGCTTTTGTCCGGGCTAGCGGACAGGATATCGCTGGGGTGAGGCAACTCAACAATGTTGCCTATTTCTTGCGTGGTGGCGGAAACTACGGTCTGGCCTCCTTCCGAGATCACGACATCGCGCAGCTCTATATTGCTGAACTGGAAAAGCGAGAAGAGCATGTGACGATGAAACAGAATGGCGAAGCCGACATTAGGAAGCATCGACGCAGTGCATTGCATCGCCAACTCGGGCTGATCTTCCCGAAAGGACGACGGAAACGCGTACCCCTCCGGATGCTGGCATCAGCGGCCATTAATAGTTTGCCCACGAAAGCGAAGAAGCGCTGCATGACGATCCTAATGGAATTGGAAGCTTTGGACAAAGAAGAGGTCGCTTGCAATACAAACGGACTGGCGCTAAGTTCTGCGGCGTGATTTGGGTGTTTCAGTCGGACCTTGCCAAGCGCGCATAGGGAATACTCGACGGCCCGGACTGGGAGACAATCCGACTCCCACGTCGGGAAAAATGTATCCAGAATTCAGGGCGGCAGACCGCCCTTTTCCAATTCAGATTGCCCGGAAGTGCTGCTGGAAAATGCAGATAGACCCCGACTGGGCAAGAGCGACCACCCGATGACCATGACCGCTGTCTATGCGGTAGGGTGGCCGCCTTCATTTTCCGCAGGCAGGGCAAATGGTAAGCCACGTTGCTAATGACCGCGGCGGGCCAGCCCAGTCCTGCGGACTGGGCTCTTCTTCAGCGATCCTGTACTTGCGTAACGGGCAGGTAGACCTTGGACCCGACCTGCTCCCCGTTATGCAGCTTACCTCCGATCAGCAAATAAGCTGATATTCCGAGGACCGTGAGCAGTAGAATGCTGACGGGAAGTGCCGCAGAGGCGTGGTATTCCGGTCCGTGATAATGCCTTCCACTCATTCGAGTGTACTCCACTACAGACACCGCGAGAACGCGCCAACAATGCAGAAGTCCCTGCACCGGTGGTGGAACCTGGGCAGCAAAGCTGAGGGGTTTCAATACGCTAGCATCATACCATGCTGGTGGGCGCATTGCTGGAGACTACAGGTAGTGCGGCGCAATCCTCGGCCACAACGTTCCCGATATGTTCATAGCTATTTCAGGCCACCAGCCCCGCGCCTCTCGGGCCAGGAATGCTAATTCGCAGCGGTTTGCGGGTGATCTGCACGCATTTCCCTCGTACGGTTCGGGCTTCACCTTTCCATGGGTTATTCAACGCGGCATCAATTTGTCGCCGTGGTCTCGGTCAAAATCGGGGCGCTCCATAGGAAGCCAGCCGACCTTTACCAGCCTTGCGTTGGCTTCGGGCGGTAAGTCAACACGGTCTATGGTCCCGATCCAATGGTCGGAGCCTAACGACGACTCGCCTGCATGGTCGAGAAGGTGCTGTGCGGTCGTGTAGATCATGACCATCTCTCGGCCATTCATGCGATAGGTTGAGACGTAGAGTTCCTTCATGCTGCGCTCCTGCAATTCGTTTGCACGGGACATTCGATCAGCCAATCGCCAAAGGCAATCTCGCATGACAAACGACGCCCGAAAAAACGGGGAGAAAACGGGCAAGCCGACTCCTCCCGTCGAACACCAGTTCAAGCCTGGCAATCCGGGCAGACCGAAGGGCTCGCGCAACAAGCTCGGTGAGCAGTTCATCGCTGACCTATATGAGGACTGGCAAGCGCACGGCGTGGAGACGCTGCAGAAGGTCCGAGCCGACAAACCGGACCAATATCTGAAGGTCGTCGCCTCGATCCTGCCGAAGGATCTGAACGTCAACATTAACAGCACGGATGATCTCACGGATGAGCAGCTTATCGAGCGCATCCGGTCCCTTGATTCCGCAATCCGGCCTTTCCTCGATGCTCAAGGAGCAAGCGGCTCTGTTGGCGGAACTGGACCGGAGACGACGCACTAACCTGCTTAGCGGGTACAAGCCCTATTCGAAGCAGATCGAGTTCCACGCGGCAGGGAAGGGCTATCGCGAGCGCCTGTTTATGGCGGGCAACCAGTTGGGCAAGACACTGGCTGGTGCTGCCGAGGCGGCAATGCATCTCACGGGGCGGTATCCGGATTGGTGGGCCGGCAAGCGCTTCGATAAGCCGGTGATTATGCTGGCTGGTTCGGAATCGTATGAGCTGACCAGGGATGGCGTTCAGCGCCTTCTCGTCGGCCCTCCGATGAATGAAGAGGACTGGGGCACTGGGTATATACCGAAGGCCGCGATTATTGCCACAACCCGGCGTTCTGGCGTTTCTGGCGCACTGGATAGCGTCACGGTTCGGCATGTCTCGGGTGGATCGTCAACACTGCTCTTCAAGGCATACGAGCAGGGTCGCGGTAAGTGGCAGGCAAACACGGTTGATTACGTCTGGTTCGACGAAGAGCCGCCAGAAGACGTGTATTTCGAGGGCATCACCCGAACCAACGCAACGCAAGGGCTGATTGCCGTAACGTTCACGCCCCTCAAGGGCATGAGCACGGTTGTCGCTCGGTATATTCTCGAGAAGTCGCCTGATCGTGAAGTGATCACGATGACGATCGACGACGCCGAGCACTACACGCCAGAGCAGCGCAAACAGATCATCGACAGCTATCCTGCGCATGAGCGGGAGGCGAGAACGAAGGGTGTTCCGTCGCTCGGCTCGGGGCGCATCTTCCCGGTCGCGGAAGAGAACATCGTCGTCGATCCGTTCGAGATACCGAAGCACTGGGTGCAGATCGGCGGCCTAGACTTCGGATGGGATCACCCGTTCGGGGCTACTGCATGTGCCTGGGATAGGGACGCAGACGTTTTCTACGTCACGAAGGAATATCGCGAGCGGGAAGCAACGCCAATTATTCACGCCGCGGCGCTGAAGCCGTGGGGTGTGTGGCTACCGTGGTCATGGCCGCACGATGGCTTGCAGCACGATAAAGGCAGCGGCGAACAGTTGGCCGAGCAGTATCGGGTTCAAGGCCTGAACATGCTTCATGAGCGCGCAACGTTCGATGACGGGACTAACGGTGTCGAGGCCGGTCTGTCCGACATGCTGCAGCGCATGCAAACGGGACGATGGAAGGTGTTTCGCACCTGTTCGCACTGGGTCGAGGAATTCAGGCTCTACCACCGCAAAGACGGGAAAGTGGTCAAGGAGCGCGACGACGTGCTCTCGGCTTCTCGATACGCGCTGATGATGAAGCGGTTCGCCAAGGTCAAGGCAGACGCCGCCGCATGGAAATTCTCGGAACGCAAGGTGATTTGACATGATGAAGCCTGGATACGGCGAAGAGCGCCGCCATAAACACGAAGGCAGCCTCTATCGCATCCGCGATGTTTGGGGCGATGACGGCCGATTGGTCCGGTGCGAATACGCCACCAAGACCGATGGCGGTTCAACAGTTTGGTTTCCTTGCCGTGAGGGCGTCTTGTTCTCCGAAATCGAACCCTTCGAGAAGGCCGCCGCCTAATGGCTGCGATGCAGAAACAGCAGGTTGCTGCCCAGGTCTCGCAGCTCGTCAAGGACTGCGAGAACTATCGGGACGAGCTTTCCGTCGATCGCATCAAGGCGATGGAGTACTACGACGGCACCATGAAGGACACGCCGGCCGACCCGAACCGGTCGAAGGTCGTTTCGCGTGACGTGCGTTCCTCGATTAAGAAGGTTCTGCCGTCTCTCATCCGCACGATCCTCGGCAATGACAAGGTCGTTGAGTATCAGCCGGTCAATGAGGGGGATGAAGCCTCGGCCGAACAAGCGACGGATTACGTCAATTTCGTCGTGTTCCCTGAGAGCGATGGTTACGATGCGGTTCAGGACGCTGCGCACGACGCGCTGAAGCTGCGCAATGGCGTCATTCGCTGGTGGTACGACAAGAAGCGCAAGGTCCAGGTCTCGAAGCATACCGGCCTTGATGAGCAGGCGCTCGTGCAGCTCGTCGCGGACGATGATGTCGAGGTGCTGGAGCAAGAGCAGTATGTCGAGCAGATCGACACGCCGCAGGGGCCGGCGCCGGTCACACTCTACAACGTCAAGATTCGGCGCGTCTCCGAATACGGCTGCACGAAGCTCGCCGCGGTACCGCTCGAAGAGTTCCTGATCCACCCCGACGCGATCTCGATCGAGGACAGCCCGATAGCGGGCCTCAAGACGCAGCTTCGCCGCTCCGATCTCGTCGCGATGGGTTATGACCGGGACAAGGTCTACAGCTTCGCGGCCTCGGGCGCCGATATCGAGGAAGACGAGGAAGAATTCACCCGTCGGCGCGACGTCTTCGACGAGAACGATTCCCTCGTCAAAGCGCTGCAGGAGGTCGATTACTACGAGCTCTATGTGAAGATCGACGTGGATGATGACGGCATTGCCGAACTGCGCCGCATGGTCTTCGCCGGCGGGCTGGCAGAGACCAATCTGCTCGACGACGAGGAAACCGATGAGGTGCCCTTCGCCGACCTGATCGTCGAGCGGCGGCCGCACCAGCGCGAAGGCAATTCCGTCACCGACGACATGGCCGAGATCCAGCGCGTCAAGACTGTGCTGATGCGCCAAACGCTGGATAACTTGTACTGGCAGAACAATCAGCAGCCGATCGTGCAGGAAGGCGTCATCCAGAACCCCGAAAGCGTGCTCAATCCGAAGTTCGGGCAGCCGATCCGGGTCGCCCAAGGCATCGATGCCCGCGCGGCTGTCGGTTACAACATCGTGCCGTTCGTCGCGGAAAAGTCCTTCGCGATGCTTTCCTATCTCGACCAGGAAGCTACCGACCGGACGGGCATTTCTGACGCATCGAGCGGCATGGCGCCGGATGCGCTGCAGAACATGACGGCAAAGGCCTCGGCGATGATCGAGGCAGCCGGCATAGGCCAGACGGAATTGATGGTCCGCACGTTCGCTCAAGGCCTTAAGCGCGTGTTCCAGGGGCTTCTGAAGCTGGTGATCAAGCATCAGGACAAGCCGCGCACAGTGAGGCTGAGAAACCAGTGGGTGACGTTCGATCCGCGCCAGTGGAACGCGGACATGGACGTCACGGTCAACACCGGCTTGGGCGCCGGCACGCGCGAGCGCGACATGATGATGATGCAGGTCGTCGGCCAGCAGCAGGAGAAGCTCCTTGCCGCCTATGGCCCAGTCGGCAACCCGTTCGTGACGGTCGACAACATCTGGAATTCGGTCTCTCGAGGCGTCGAGGCGGCCGGTTTGAGAACGCCGGACCTCTACTTCACCAAGCCGACGCCGGAACAAATCCAGCAATTGGAGCAGGCGCAGGCGAACAAGCCCGATCCGGAGATGGAGAAGGTCAAGATCAAGGCGCAGGCCGATATGGAAAAGGCCAAGCTGGACGCGCAGATTGACCAGCAGAAGCTTCAGACGGAAGCGCAACTCGAAACGCAGCGTATCCAGCAGGAAATGGCGCTGAAGCGCTACCAGATCGACCAGGAGATCAATCTGAAGCGGCAGACGAACGCCGTGCAGATGCTGACCCGCGACCCAGTGTCCTCGGTTAACGTCGGCGGGGATCCAGGCTGATGCGGCAGGAAGACAAGACCGCCGCCGCCCGCGTGCTGCTCGACATGCCGCTCTTCCATCTGCTGATGGATGAATTGGAGATGGCCGCCGTCAACGGCTGCGTCAACGCCAAGAACACAGATCATGATGCCCGCGCCGCCTTTGCGGCCGAAGTGCGGGCCATTCGGAATCTCAAAGGCAAGATCAAGTTCCTCGCTGAGGGACAATCCTCTGCCGATGGGAAGGCAGCCCCGGCATAGCGCCCGGGCCAAACCTCAAAAGGCAAAGCAGACATGACAGACGCAGCCACCAACTCCCCTTTCGTGGGGGAGAGTGATAGCGGTCGCCCCGCACTCACCTTCGATGACGCTGTAAACCTCGACTTCGCCGAGTCCTCCGAGACCAACGAGCCGGAAGAGGAAGAGCAGCAATCGACGAATGCGACGGATGAGGCCTCTGAAGATGGCCAAGAGACCGACGATCCCGCAGCCGAAGGCGACGAGTCGAACGAGCCCGAAGAAGAGGGCGACGAGACCAACGAAGCCACGGACACGATCATCACCCTTCAAGGCGGTGAGCAGGTTCCTCTCGAGGAGCTGAAGAAGGGCTATTTGCGGGAGAGTGACTACCGCCGGAAAACTCAGGATCTCGGCAACAAGCGCGGGAATCTTGAGGCCATGACAAGCCGCGTCGCCAACACGGCGAACGCCATCGCAGAATTCCTGATCCAGCAGTTGCCACAAGAGCCATCGCGTGCGTTGGCGATCCAGAACCCGACCGAGTATACGCGCCAGAAGGCCATCTACGACTCGGGCCTGGAGCAGGTTCAGCGTCTCATCGACATGAGCGCCGAGCCGAAGAACGTGGCAGGCGAACTCAAGTCCGCGGCAACAGAGGAAACTCTCGCGGCCGAGAACGCCAAGTTGCTCGAAGCCTTCCCGCATCTCGCAAAGGACGATGCCCGAGAAAAGTTCTTTTCCGACGCCTTCAAGGTCGGCGAGGATCTCGGCTTCAGCCAGGATGAGATGCAGGGTTTCACCGACCATCGCTATTTCAAGGTCATGCATTACGCCATGCTCGGTCTCCGGGCAGAACAGGCGAAGAGCAAAGCCCTGAATAAGGTAGCGAACGCCCCGCCGGCAGCCGTCAAGGCCAAGCCGAACGGACCGGTGAACCCGCAGGCCCGCAAAAATCAGGATGCGATGAAGAGGCTGTCGAAAACCGGGTCGATCCGCGACGCAATGTCGGTCGACTTCGACTAACCCCATCTTCAAAGGATCAGAAACATGGCTGTTGTAACCAACACCTTCACGACCAGCCAGGCAGTTGGCAATCGTGAAGAGCTTTCCGACGTGGTGTCCCGCATCACGCCGGAAGACACCCCGATCTACTCCCTCATCGAAAAGGGCAAGGCCGTCTCCATTCATCCTGAGTGGGAAACGGACGACCTCGCAGCGCCCGGCGAGAACATCCGCGAGGAAGGTGAAGAATACGCCTTCGACGCAATCACTCCGCCGGCACGCATGGGCAACTATACCCAGATCATGCGCAAGGACTGGATCATCTCCAACACGCAGGAAGTAGTGTCGGAAGCTGGAAACGTCCAGAAACGCAAATACCAGAAGCTCAAGAAGGGCGTCGAGATCCGCAAGGATGTCGAGTTCGCCATCGTCGACACGAACGCCTCTGTGGCTGGTGCGACGCGCGAATTCGGCTCTCTGCCGACCTGGATCACCTCCAACGTCTCCCGCGGCGCTGGCGGCTCCAACGGTGGCTTCAACTCCGGTACCGGGCTGACGGTTGCTCCGACTGCCGGCACACAGCGCGCATTCACCAAGGCCATCCTGGATACGGTGATGCAGTCCGGCTACCAGAGCGGCGCCAACTTCCGGCACGTCTCGGTTTCGCCCTACGTCAAGAGCGTGTTTGTCACGTTCATGTCGGACAGCAACGTGGCCCCGTTCCGCTATGCCGTCTCCAAGGGCGGTGAGCGCAACACCATCGTTGCCACGGCGGACTATTACGAAGGTCCGTTCGGTACCGTCATGATCCATCCGAACCGGGTGCAGGCGGCCGGCGCCACACAGGCCCGGAATGCCTTCTTCATCGATACCGACATGCTGTCCTTCCTCTGGCTTCGCAAGATTGCCGAGGACAAGGACATCGCGAAGACGGGCGACGCGGACAAGGGCGTCATCATCGGTGAGGGCACCCTCAAGGTCCACAACGAGAAGGGCCTCGGCGTCGCTGCCGACCTCTTCGGCCTCACGGCTGCGAGCTAAGGAGATACGGACATGACCTCTTACAAGCCCATCTCCCTCACCGCCGCGACGTTAACCCTCAGCAGGAAGACGCACGTCGGCGCCACCGTCGTCGTCGATCGCGCGGCGGGCAGCACCGTCACGCTGCCGGCCGCTACCGGCACAGGCGACAAATACAAGCTGGTGGTCAAGACCACGATCACGTCGAACAGCTTCAAGGTGCAGGTCGCTGACGCCACCGACGTCATGAGCGGCACGGCGACGTTCGGCCAGGATTCGGCCGATACGGCCGTCCTGTTCGAAACGGCGGCGGACAGCGACACGATCACCATGAATGGGTCTACGACCGGTGGCATCGCTGGCGATATCGTCGAGCTCGAGGACATCGCCACGAACCTCTGGAGCGTCAAGGTGCTCGGCTCCGCGACCGGTACCGAGGCCACGCCGTTCTCGGCGGCTGTCTCGTAGGCGATCGACCATCAACCTCATGGGGGGGCGGGCTCCGGCTCGCCCTTTCCCTTTTCAGGAGAGACGAACATGCCTGCAGAACCGAAAAAGACGCCGATCCGGCTCCTCTATGACACCTGGGCTGAAAACGACCAGCGTATTCCGGCCGGCGCCGTGCTCGATGTCCCGCTTGAGGCGGCAAAGCAACTCATCGCCAACGGCAAGGCCGAGCGCGCCGATCCGCTGCCGGGGGAATGATCGATGACCATACGGGATGGCGATTGGGAACTCTTCGACTACGATTTTCAGACGGGCCGTTCCGTATGGCGCTATTTCGACGGCGAAAAGACCACGTTCCGGACCGACTATCCCGTCGATAACGTGATCAGCCAGAACCAAGAGGTTCGCAACGAGGCAAGCCGCGCATGGGCTGGCGATTGGCACCGCGTCGCCTCGATCCCGCTCAACGTCGCGCATGATTCCGGCCTCGTCCAAGCCCATTCCGAGGGCGACGACCGCTATGTGAAGCGCTTCCTCAACAGCAGCGACAACCGCGCCTGGCGCACCAAGGACGGCCATCTATGACCATCCCCGACTATGCCGCGCTTCTGATCGATTCCGGCGAGTATTCTGGCTATGCGGACATCTCGCACGTCTTCCCGCGCCTGCTCGGCCTTGCAGAGCTGAAGCTCAATCGTGGGCTTCGCGTCGCTGGCATGGAAACCACGTCCATGATCACGCTGACCGAGGGCGACGGCACGCTTCCGGATGACTTCCTTGAAGCGCGCGAGGTCAAGAACGCCTCTGGAATCCCGATCCGCGCGGTTTCTCTGCAGCAGTTGACGGCAAGCCATATGGACCGCAGCGGCACCCCGGCCGGGTACGCCATCGTCGGCAGCACGGTCAAGGTGCGCCCGACTGCCGACCAGGACATCAGCGTCACCTATTACCGCCGTATCCCTGCGCTCACTGTGACCGCGCCAACGAACTGGCTGCTGGAGAAGGCGCCAGACGTCTACCTCTTCGCGCTCGTCAACGAAATCGCGATCTGGAAAAGGGACGTCGAGGCGGCCACGGCCGCCCAGCAGCTTCTGTTGCTGGCAATCAACGGCCTGAAGATCGAGGATGAGCGGTCCCGCTGGGGCAATGCCCAGCTTGTAGTAGGAGGTGTCACGCCATGACCCTTCTTTCTGCCGTGAATGAAGTTTGCGACGTCGTTTCGCTCTCTCAGTTCGATACCGTTTATGGATCGAGCGAGCCGAACGCGGAAACGATGGTGACGCTTGCCCAGGAAGCCGGCGACGAGATTGCCCGCCGTGTCGATTGGCAGAGCATGCTCAAGCAGCACACCTGCACTGCATCCCCGGAGAATTTCCCGACCGATTATCAGCGCCTGACACCGGGCGGCGGCATCCGGACGGCAACCGGCGACTTCGCGCGGCCGGTCAACAACAGCGGCCAGTGGTCGATTATCTCCGTCGTGCCTTCGACACAGCCCTATTACTTCCTCAAGGGCAATCAGCTCCTGTTCTCGCCGACCGATTCCGCGGAAAACGCGGTGATCGATTACGTGTCGAAGAACTGGATCATGAACGATCCCGCCGGCGAGGCAGCCACATGGGCGGCGGACGACGACACGACGCTGTTTCCCGAGCGCCTGCTGGTGAAGGGTATCGTCTGGCGCTGGAAACGGCAGAAGGGCCTCGCCTATGAGGACAACCTTGCTGAGTTCGAAGCGGACCTCATCCAGGAAATCAATGCGGACAGGGGCACGACGTGAAGATCCAGCCCAGAGCAGGCCGCATAGCGCAATCCAACCGCGGAGCCGTTGCCATTGGCCGGAACCAGTCATCGCAGCCAGTGACTTTCCCGGCGCCGAAGGGCGGGCTGGTGACGACCGCGGACATGGCCGCACAGCAACCGGGTTCCGCCGTGGTACTCCGGAACTTCTTCCCGACGCTGATGGGCTGCAAAATCCGCGGCGGATCGCAGAAGGTCGGGCTTGCGGATGATGGAACCGACATCCTGAGCGCCTTCAAATACAAGTACGGGTCGACTGAAAAGCTGTTCATGGCGACCGCCACGGCGATCTACAACATGACGTCGCCGGCCGCGCCTCCCACGACCACGGCGGCCGATGTCAGCGGCTTGAGCGGTGGCGATTGGTGCGCGTTCCAGCACACAAACGCCGGCACGTCCTGGCTCGTCTGCGTGAACGGCGCTGACAACCGAAGGCTCTACAACGGCACGACTTGGTCGACGACGGCAATCACCTTCACGGACGGCACGACTATGCCGCAACTGAATTACGGCTGGCTGTTCAAGAACCGCGAATTTTTCCTGAAGAACGGCACGCTGGATGCCTATTACCTGGCTGTCAACGCCGTGAGTGGGGCAGCGACGGTCTTCCCGCTCGGGGGCGTCATGAAGCGCGGCGGGTCGCTGCTGACCGGCTTCTCCTGGTCGCTGGAGAGCGGCGACGGCCTCAACGATATGTGCGTGTTCGTCTCGACCGAGGGCGAAATCGCGGTCTATGCCGGCGATGATCCGTCGAGCGCTTCGACTTTCGCACTGAAGGGCGTCTATCAGATCGGTAAGCCGCTCGGGAAAAACGCATGGATCCGAGCAGGGGGCGACATCCTCATTGCCACGACTGATGGCCTCACGCCAATGTCGCAGGTCTTCCAGCGCGACCGGCAGGCGCTGTCGCTGGTGTCTGTGTCTCGGCCAATCGAGGACGATTGGCGCAAGGCGGCGAACGCCACCGGGACCGGCTGGACGCTGAAGCAGTGGCCAGAGCAAAACCTTGTGTTCGTGGCCTTCCCAGGAAACACCGTCGTCACTGATACGACGTTCGTCCTGAACGTGCTCACCGGCAAATGGTCTACGATCAGCAACTGGCAGGCGCGCTGCTATGACACACTGCAAGGCGGGCTCTTCTTCGGCTCTTTGGACGGCTATGTCTGGCAAGGGGATGCAGGCGGGACCGACGACGGCCTGACCTTCTCCGCGACCTACCTTTCGCAGTTCTCGCCAGCCGGCCAGTTCGGGCAGCGCGCAAATGCAACGCTGGCACACATGTATTTCAGAGCGAAGTCGAGCCCGAAGGTCCGGCTGTTCGCTCGGGCCGATTACGATAAGTCCACGCCTACCTTCAATTCGGTGACCGAGGGCGACGCGACGTCGTCGGAATGGGACGTCGGTCTGTGGGATGTGGCGATCTGGGACGGCGTTTCCGAAGTGCAGCGCTACGACTTCCGGCAGAATGTCAGGGCCGCGGGCGACATGCTTGCCGTCGGCTGCGTCATCACGTCGGGCGGCGATTTCAAGCTCGATCTCGAAGTTGATCTCGCGACGCTGCAAGTGTCGATCGGGGAGGCGAGCGCCTGATGCTGCCGAGCAATCCGGAACAGGTCCGCGCCGCTTTCCTGCGCTGGACGCGTGGCGACGAGGCCGCGGCCGACTTTATCGCCGAGATTGCTGCGATTGCGCGCCTTGCCGACGACATCGTTGACGAGGACGAGAACCGACAGCGCAATATGGCGTGGCTCCTGGTGCGAACCCTCACGCATTTGCCGCTGAACCCGTTCTTCATTCGCCATGCTCAAATCCTGGCGCCGCTGATCAACAGCGCCATTGTCCAGTGGCAGCTTTCTGACGAGTGGCGGTCCTCTCGCGACGCTCTGAAGCGCCAATTCGGCTTCGTGATGCGGGAGGCGGTCGGATCGATTGTGACGGTGGTTGCGGCCATCGTCGGCGGCTATGACCACGCCAAGGCCGCGACGGAAGACTTTTTCGAACTCTGCCATGCCGGCTCGCGAGAGACCGTTGAAGACTGGATAAAGGATTGAACGATGGGCCTTTACGGTAGCGCGCCGGAATCTCCGGACCCGAAGGAAACGGCATCCGCCCAGACCGCGACGAACATCGGAACCGCCGTTGCCAACAACGTCATGGGCAACGTCAACCAGGTGACGCCGGACGGCAACCTGACCTATACCTATACTACCCAGAAGTGGACGGACCCGCTCAGCGGCAAGGTCTATGACCTTCAAGTACCGACCGCAACGCAGGAGCTTTCCCCCGAGCAGAAGGCCATCAAGACCCAGACCGACGCAGCCGAACTCAACATGGCGACGCTGGCCAACAATCAGTCTGGCAAACTGAATGGCCTACTCGGCACGCCGATGGACATGTCCAAGGCACCAACTGCCGGCAAAGCATCGACAATCGGACTGCCGCAATATCAGCAGTTCGCGGGCGGTCCGAACCTTCAGACGAATGTCGGCAATGCCGGCGACATCACGAAATCCTACGACGTGGACTTCGACACGTCGCGCTATGAACAGGCGCTGATGGACCGGATGAACCCGCAGCTCGATCGTGATCGGGCGGCGCTGGAAACTCGGCTGGTCAACCAGGGCCTGCAGCCGGGATCGGAAGCCTATAACCGGGCGATTGACGAGGCAAACCGGTCTGCAGCAGACGCCCGTTACGGAGCGATCCTCAACGCCGGCCAGGAGCAGAGCCGCCTTGCGGGCCTCGCGCGCGATCAGGCGTCGTTCCAGAACGCAGCACAGCAGCAGCAGTTCGGCCAGAACGTCACGTCTGCAGGCTTCGGCAATGACGCCAACCAGCAGATGTTCCAGAACCAGAGCACCACGACCGCAGCGAACAACGCGCTGAAGGATCAGACTTTCAACGCGCAACAGGCAAAGTTCAACCTTCAGAACCAAGAGCGCGCGCAGTATCTCAACGAGCAGTACGCCCAGCGCAACCAGCCGATCAACGAAATCATCGGCCTCATGTCCGGCGCCCAGGTCAACAGCCCGAGCTTTGTCCCGACGCAGAGCAACCCCATGCCTACGGTCGATTATGCCGGCCTCGTCCAGCAGGACTATGCGAACAAGATGGGCGCCTACAATCAGAAGCAGGGCAATATGCAGAGCCTGTTTGGCGGCATGCTCGGGTTTGGCGGTCAGCTCGCCAGCCTCTCCGACAAGAACGCCAAGAAAGACATCAAGAAGGTCGGCGGCCTCTACGAGTACCGCTACAAGGGCGAAGGCAAGAACGCTCCGAAGCGCATCGGCGTCATGGCGCAGGAGGTGGAGAAGGTCCGCCCCGACGCAGTCTCGCGCCGCCCTGACGGACTTCGGCAGGTCAATTACGGCGCTCTCTTCAACGCAGGGAAGCGCAAATGAACAGGTATGGCGGCTATCAGGGCGCGATGCCCCAAGCGACGCGTGAGGAGCTGGCAAAGCGGCTTCAGGCGCAAATCATGGGGCAGCCGTTGCCTCAAACCATCGGCGGCGGCGCGGGCATGCTCGGGGCTGGGCTCGCCGCGGGCTTTGCCAAGCGCAACGCGGCATTCCCAACCGCTCCCGGCGCCGTACAGCCGTCTATGATGACGGGCTTGGCAAACTTCTTCACTGGCGGCCGAAATGGAGGTCTTTACTGATGGCCTATTCCTTCCTGTTCGGCGGCAACACCAACGAGACGCCCGAGTCCATCAAGCGCAAGCGTGAACTCGCCATGGCCATTATGGGGGCGTCAGGCGCCCCGCGGAATGTCGGCGAAGGCCTAAACGCGCTCGGCTCCGGTATCGTGGCCGGAGTCATGAACCGCAGGGCCGACAAGGCAGAGGGTGCAGGGCGCAGCGCTGCAAGCGACCTGTTCAAGCGGATCATGGGCCAAACTCCGAACGCCAGCGCCTCGAGCATGCTTTCGCCTGGGGTGAAGCCATCGGCCGGCACGGCGAGCGCTGGCGACGTCAACATGAGTGGGAACGATATCTATTCCAGCTTCATGGATACGGTCGACAACAGCATTTCAAATCCGTTCGGCCTGGCAGCCGTAGCGGCGACCGGCAAAGCGGAAAGCGGCTTCTCTCCGGGCAACGCGAACCGAGCATGGTCTGACCCGAGCCAGAGCGGGCAGGCGGGCACTGCCGGCGGCATTATGTCGTGGCGCGCCGATCGGCTCGAGAACCTCTATAAGTACGCAGCGACGAAGGGCGAGAAGCCCGGCGCGATCAGCCCGCAGACACAGGCTGAATTCTTCCTGCAAGAGGATCCTAACCTCGTCACGGCGCTGAACAACGCCAAGAGCACGGAAGAAGCCCAGCAGATCATGAACAACGCCTGGAAATTCGCTGGCTATAATCAGCCTGGCGGCGAGGCGGCCAACCGTCTCGGCTATGCGAATGCCTTTCTGCCGAACTTCCAAGGCCAAGAGCAGCCGCAGCAGGTTGCGAGCCTTGATCCGTCGATCGGTGTTCCCTCTGCACGTCCGCAGCCGACCGCACCGATGCACGCGGCCGCCGCCCAGCCGTCGTTGACTGACGAGGTCGCGGCCTTCGAGCAGACGCCTGAATATCGGTCCCAGTTCCCCGGCATGAACGCGCAGCAGCCCGCACAGGCTCCCATCCAGAACGCCCCGCAACAGGTTGCCCAGGTACAGCCGATGCAGCAGCCACAGCAGCAGGCACCGCAGGGCCCCGGCCAAATGGAACTCTTGCAGGCGCTCAGCAACCCGTTCCTGAACGAAGAGGAGCGCGCCGTGCTGCAGACGCTCTATCAGCAGCAGGTTCAGCAGGCCGAGAACGCCCGCGAGCAGCAGCTATGGCTCCAGCGCCAGCAATACGAGACTGAGCAGAAGCGCAGTGATCCCGGCTATCAACTCGGCTTGGAAAAGACGCGCCAGGAAGTCGAGAACCTCAGGACGCCGGAATATCAGACGTTGAGCCCGGAAGAACGTCAGGTGCTCGGCATACCGGATACGGATCAGCGCGTCTACCAGCGCTCCCGCGGCGGCAAGATTGACGCAGTTGGGGGCGCCGGTCAGACGATCAACGTGGGCAACGAGGTGGACGCACGTAAGGCGGCGGCGCAGGAAATCGGCCTCGATCCGAAGGATCCGCGCTATCAGACGTTCGTGCTCACCGGCAAGATGCCGCGCGAGGACGCCCAGGCGCTCACAGCGACTGACAAGAAGGCCATCCTAGAGGCGGATGAGATGGTAGCTGCGAACCAGAGCGCGCTCGACGCTCTTTCTCAGGCGGAATCTCTCTCGGACAAGGCGAATAGCGGCTGGTTTGCCGGCGCGCGGGCGTCCATCGGCAATAACCTGCCCGACTGGATGGTGCCGGATGCCGTTTCGAGCCCGGAAAGCTCCCAGGCAACGACAGACATGGACAACGCCATCATTGGCCAAGCCATCACGCAACTCAAAACCATCTTCGGCGGTAACCCGACAGAGGGCGAGCGAAACATCCTGCTCGAACTGCAAGGCTCGTCGACGATGCCCCGCGAGGTCCGCAAGCAGGTGTTTTCCCGAGCCCGTGCACTGGCTGAAAAGCGACTGCAGTTCAACAATGACCGGGCAGCCGATTTGCGCGGCGGTACCTACTACAAGCCTGATCGGGCGCCCGCGACCGGTCAGGACATCGATGATCTCCTGAAGAAATACGGAGCGCCGTAATGGCCACCATCGAGCAACTTTCCAGCGCTCTGATCAATGCCGATCGAGCCGGTGACGTCGAGGCGGCACGGGCACTCGCCGCCGAGATTTCGCGGATGCGAGCCGCGCCCCAGCCTTCCGCGCTGACGACCACGCCGACTAAGCCGGCTCCGTCTGAACCTGTCGACAGCCGCGACAATTGGATGGGCTCCGTCGACACCTTCATGCGAGGTGCCGCCGACACGATGTCGTTTGGCTTGGCCGATGAAATCGCCGCCGGCGGGGACGCACTCTTCAATCCGATATTTGGGACTGGACATGACGGTGGTTCTATCTCGGAACGGTACGACCGAAACCTGAAAGCTGAACGCGAGACGGACGAGCTCGACTCCAAGAACCGAATGGCAGAGCGCCTGACGGGCCAGATCCTCGGCGGTGTCGGTGGGGGCGTCGGGTTGGCAAGAAACGGGCTGTCTGCCACCACGAACGCGATCAACGCTGGCAAGGGCTTGGCGGGCGTCTCCAAAGCGGCGGCGGTAGAGGGAGCGATCCTAGGCGGCGCGCAAGGCTTCGGAAGCGGTGAGGGGCTTGATGGACGGCTAGGCGGGGCTGCAACCGGAATAGGGCTCGGCACCGTCATGGGCGGCGCTTTGCCATCCGTCGCAACCGCTGTCTCAGGGGCTGTCAAAGGAGCGACTGCGCCTTTCGTGGCTCCCTTCCGACCCGAAGCTTACACCAACAAGGCTATGCGGACTTACTTGCAGCGGTCGGGAAAAACCCCGGAGCAGATCACAAGCATCATGCGATTGGCCGCCGAAGACGGGCAGCCGATGTACACAATGGCCGATGCTATGGGGAATGCTGGCCAGCGGGCCCTCGTGCCGGTCACCCGGACGCCTAATGATGCGCGCCAAGAGGTGAGCGAGTTCCTTGTCCGCCGGCAGATGGGCCAGCCTCAACGTCTTGCTAATGCGCTTGCGGAAGGTTTCGAAGCGCCGCAGACATCTGATCGGGTGACGCGGGCCCTAACGGATGCCCGGGATGTGGAAGCGGATGCTCTCTACACCGCAGCGCGCCGCAACGCCGGGGCAGTCAACGCAACGCCGATCTTGGACAGGATCGACGAGACGCTTTCTCCTGGCGTCAACCGCGTCGTCAGCCCTCGCGACAATATCGGGAATGACACAATCGAGGGGGCACTTGCTCGCGTGCGCCGGATGATCTCGGACGGCAATTCACAGGTGACGGATTTCAACGCGCTTTTCAGGGTCAAGCTCGACCTTGACGATATGATCGCACGGGCGGATGCGCAGGGCGCCGGCAACCGCGCGCACTACCTAACACAGGTCAAGCGGGAGGTTGATCGGGCGCTCGAAGACGCTTCCCCGGCGTTTCGGAGCGCAAATGACACGTTCGCCACACGCAGCCGCGTAATCGACAGCGTAGCCGAGGGGCAGGCCGCGAAGTCCGGCCGTATTCGGGCGGAAGACAGCATCGACCGGTTCAACAGCATGACCCCTGATCAGCAGCAGGCGTTCCGTGCCGGTTATGTGGACCCGATCATCGCAGATATCGAAAGCCATGCCATGGGTCCGGCGACGAACCGGGCTAGATCCTTGACTACGCCGAAATACGAGCAGGAGTTTCAGGCCTTCGCTGCACCTGGAAGGGCGGAGCAGCTTGGGAACCGGATTGGCCGAGAGAGCCGGATGTTCGAAACCAGCAATGCTGCCCTCGGAAACTCTCGCACTGCGGACAACCTCGGTGACATCGACGACATGGCCAATTTCGACCCGGCCGTTCTTTCGAATTTGTTGCAGGGGAATTTTCCCCAGGCTGCACTGGCTGGGGCTCGGCAGGCGTTCGCTGCGGGCAAGGGATTGCCGCCGCGGGTCGTGGAGCGGGTAGGACGACAGTTAATCGAAACCGATCCGGAAAAGGCACTGCAGGCCCTTACGCGTGTGCGAGGTCAGCAGGTCAGCCGTGACCAACTCCGAGCAATGATCCTGGCAAGCATGTTGCAAAACGCAAACGCTGGGACTGCTCGTCTACCATAGGTGCTTGAAGCGGACGGATGCCCAGAGCATGAACATCATGCCTGTGGCGCCGCCTATCACGGCGGATCGCCATTCAACACCGTAGGCATAGATCATCCCGAACCAGGCGAAGGCTAAAAGAGCAAAGATCAGCCGGAAACTTTCCGGCCGACGATCGATCTTCGGTTCATGGGGGTCGTGCTCAATGCTGTGGCGCGCGGTCATCGCCACAACATACACGAGAATCGGAGGAAAAGAAGATAGGCAAGAATGGCCGTTCTGCGAAGGTTTTCACCACACCCATCGGACAACAACCACGATCATAAGGGCGGCTGCTGATATTGTGATCGAGGCGAGAAAACCAAACACGCTGGCTACGACAGTGTTTACAAGGTCAAAAGCGGGCAGCGAGGTAGAAAAATCCATCTTGCCGGCCCTGACGTCCGCTATCTCTGGCATCGAAACAAAGAAATCTCGGTCCGAGCAGAAGAACTTTCTAACGTTGATGTTTCCGAATTCGTTTCTCGCGGCTAGTAGAGAGGGATCGTCTAGGCGCGCTGCACACTCATAGTCAAGCCGATTTTCGATATTACTTCTGACGCTGGCTTGATAATCCGAGTAGCGCTCAATGGCATCTTTTACGGCGAAAGCTCCACCGACAATGATGGAAAATCGGAAGCCTCGTAAGAGCCACTTTTTGTAAGGGAATGATGCTGGCCTATTTAGCGGGTCTTCAATGCCGTTCATTTCCTCACTCCACATCAATCCTCGACGGAGCCGAGTGGGATGTAGCCATTGCCTGTCAGCCAATCGCGAAGGATTCGGCGCATCGCCTCGTTCCTGTCGACGCCGTACTCCGCCATGAAGAGCTGAATGCCGCGTTCCATATCCTCGTCTAAGTTCATCATATCTCGCCCCATGGTTGCCGGGGCCGATGAAATCGAAATTCAGGTCAAATGACAAGGCTCCCGATGCGGGGCCTTTTTCTATGGAGAATGCCTATGCCCAGAACAGGTGGTGTGTATGCCCCTCCGGCAGGTACGAAAGGCGTGTCCAACACGACCATTCAGAGCGTGCCGTATAACGCATTCGTTGACGATCTGACGGACGACGCCAACAACGCGCGACCGGTCACGGCAGGCGGTACAGGCGCGACCACGGCGAGCGGAGCGCGGACTGCGCTCGGGCTCGCGATCGGAACCGATGTGCAGGCCTACGACGCTCTTCTGGCCGCCATAGCCGCTCTTACTACGGCGGCGGATCAGGTGATCTATGCCACCGGCTCAAACACTGTTGCAATGACCGGGCTCACCGCGTTTGGGCGGTCGCTGATCGATGACGCTAGCGCTTCAGCCGCACGCACGACACTGGATGCACAACAGGCGGATGCCGCGCTGACGTCGATTGCCGGACTAACTACATCCGCAAACCAGATGATCTACACGACGGCGCTGGATACTTATGCGACGGCCTCCCTAACCGCTTTCGCGCGCACCGTGCTAGACGACGCAGACGCGACAACGGCGCGCGCCACGCTTGGTCTTACGATCGGGAGTAACGTCCAGGCATATGACGCGGCCCTAGCGGCCATCTCTGGTCTCGCATTTACCGATGGTGGTTTCATCGTCGGCAATGGCACCACTTATGTCATTGAAAGCGGCGCGACCGCTCGGACGTCACTCGGCCTCGGTACGATGGCGACGCAGAATGCGACTGCCGTCAATATCGACGGCGGCACGATTACGGGCATTACCGACCTTGCTATTGCCGATGGGGGAACCGGCGCATCGTCAGCCTCTGCGGCTCGGACAAACTTGGGGCTCGGCGGTCTCGCAGTGCTGGACACCACCGACCTCTTCTATACAGGGAGCAGCGCATCCAACACGTCGTTTCCCGTAGGATCTATTATCGCTGTCAGCGGGACGATTGCTCGTGCAGCAAGCAGCGCCGTTTACTTATACACGCCGAACACAAACCAATTCATCACGACCGTCGACGGCGCCCAACTCTCCGGCACTTGGCGCGCGAGAGGGCAGACAGCGGCCGGGATTTCCCTGATGCAGAGGGTCGCATAATGGGTATCGTGATTGCTTCTCTTCGACGTACGCACGAAGAAGATGTTCTTCTCGTCACGCTCGTCTCTGGCGGCCAGCAAGTGGAATATTGCTATCGATCGGATGATCCCTATGGGCTGAGCCCAGCGATCAAACAGTGGCTCGAGGACAACGAGGGCCAATACACGATCGAGCCAAACGCGCTGGCTTAACAGGTCCGCTTTCCGCAATCGCCTCAAATCCGAGACCGAGGATTAACAAACCCCGGGCGGATGGCGCCTTTTCAAGACCATGAAGGCTTCGGCGATTGCCCGCATATCTCCAGGGCTTACGTCGTTGCCGACTAACTCGCCGGAGTCTTCCCATTGGCAGCGATCGATATGAGCGGTGACAGCATCACCGTGGGCGTTGGCGTGACGACTGCTCAGCGCTACGCAACCCTCTTGGCCAACTCCCTCAGCAGAACGATAGCCAGTAGGGCCAAGAGCGGCGACATGGCCGCCGACCAGGCACAGAAGGCGATATCCCAAGCTCGCGCGTCAACCTCCATCGCGACGATCATGGTCGGCACGAATGACGAACGCGTCTATGGCACCAGCAGCGTCCGCCGTGGCTACTACATCGCGTTCCTACGCCGTCTAGTACTCGACGCGGCGGCGCCGGTCAGGAAAACGGGTCGGAGCACGGCGGTTGCGAAGGTCGGAATGTGGTTCAACACGCAGGTCAATACGATCGGCATGACGACCACGCAGAAGGGCGCCAAGGCCACGGCGACTGTGAACGGAACCGCCGTCTACATCGGGACTATCATTCAGAACCACCCGTCAGCGAAGGGAACGGCCCAGGTCAGGATTGATGGCGTGCTGAAGGGCACCATTTCCAGCGACGGGACCGGCGACGGCGGTATGACGACGGCTAATGGCCTCTCCTACGGTCCTGCCGCTTTTCGTTTTGGGGGTCTTTCTTCCGGCAATCACAAGGTCGAACTCACTGTCACATCTGCAAACGGTCAGAATTTCCGGCTCGACTACATCGCCGGCAATACCAGCCAGACCGGAGTGAAGACGTTCGTCTCGAACGTGATCCGGATGAACGCCTATGGCTATGCCAAGTTCGGCGGTAGCGACGCCAGCGTTTCGGCCTTCAACACCGACATTGCGACGCTCATCAGCACGTTGTCGGCTGATGGGCTGCAAGCGTATGCCGTCGACAACTGGTCGCAGATCAATCCGGCGACGCATCTCCTGACTGATGGCATCCACCCGAACGCGGCCGGACACGTCAGGCTTTACAACGCATTCAGGACGGCCATCCTGGCTACCCTTTGACGCCGACGATATAGGGCGGGTCGACCAAATTCTCCGGGCGAGCCCCAAAATTAAGGAGGTGACGGCCGCCGTGTTCGTCGGCGATCCGTTCGGCGAACTCTCGAACAGTCACCGGCTGTCCGGAGCAGATGTTCACGGCGCCTTGTTTTGTCCCGAGGGCTGCGTCCACTATTTGCTGCGCCGCCTCTTTGACATCGAGATAGTCGCGAACCTGCGTTCCCTTCGTGAGGTCGGCAACCGTCCCTTCCGACATCGCCTTGCGGAGGTAGGGCACAAACCGGCGCTCGTCCTCTCCCTCTCCGTAGAGATAGAAGAGCCGGCACCAAACGAACTCCGTACCGCGCGAGGGGAGCAACTCGGAGAGTGCGGTAAAGATGGCTGCCTTCGCTGCTGCATATGGCGTGGTCGGCTTTAGCGGCGTGTTGGTGCTCAGTGTCCCTGCGCTCACATCATACTCGATGCAGGTTCCCGTGCCCACAAAGCGGCGAACGCCGACATCAGCAGCGGCTTTCGCCATCCGCAACGTGCCTATCAGGCAGTCTATATTTTCGGGGGCAGTAAGGTATTTCCCAGCCACGACGTACCAGGCCAAGTGAATGACGGTGTCGATGCCTTGAAGCGAGTCGCGCCACCAGGCGTCGCTCTCGTCAAATGCCGATCTGGTCGAGATGATGCGGTCGCGCGCGAGAGTGCCTTCGAAGGCGTCTTCCTTGCCTTCGCGGACCAAAGCAAAGACGTCTTTGCCACGCGCGACAAGATTGCTAACGACGTGCCTGCCTACGAAGCCCGTCGCGCCGGTAACGAGAATTCTATTCACAGTGCCCCCTCAGAAGATCCAGAGAAGCTTGTAGCGAGTTTTGCGGCGGGCGTCATTCCAGAACATCCTGAACAGCAGAACCCGCCTGAGAAGAGTTGTCTGTGGCAACGCGTCCTTCACGCGATAGCAGCCCATAGTGTAGGCCATACGCTGGCGTAGCTTCTCCCTGAAGCTGGTGGCTCCATATTTTTGTTCTGATCCGGAGCCTTCATAGAAGTGGAAGGTGGGGCCTTCAACATATGCCACCAGTCCTCGGACGACGAACTCGGCGACGACGTAGGAGGCGAAACACCAAGGTGTGCCGAGGTCGAACCATCGGCGCATCAGGATTTCAATCGCGCCGTCTGACCGGTAGACGCCATAGAACCACTCGGCCGGGAACGTCAGGTTACGCGGGATCTTGCCGCGTCGGTATAGGTCCTGGAAATCAATGGCGCTTCTGTTTGGCGTGGCGAGGCGCGTGACGCCATCTCGGATACGCTTCGTCGCGCCGGCTGCGAGCAGTTTCGCCGGATCAGCATCGAGCGCGGCTACAAGCTTCGACAGATAATCCAGCGATGAGACATCGTCACACGCCCGGAGACAAAAATAATCGCCGTGCTCGGCGCCCAAGCGAGCGGCCTTCGCTAGATTGTCGAGCATCCCTACGTGAATGTCATTGCGCAAGATGGAGAAGCGGTTGTCTCTCTCGCAAAAGCGTGTCGCGATAGCCAGGCTGTCGTCGGTGGAGAGGTTCTCCAGAATAATAGCGTGAAAATCGGTGAAATCCTGATCGGCAATGCACTGGAGGCTTTTCTCCAGGGTTTTTGCCCCGTTGTAGACCGGGAAAACCACGACGAGTTTTGATTTCGGCATAGGGTTCCTCAAGTTTGCTCATGTCCGTCGTGCTCTCTCTGTTCTGATCGCTTCGGCGAGTCAATTGGGGCGCTTCGGCGCTCCGCAAAGAAATCCGCAACAAGCAAGGTGAATATGTAGGGACGACCGTAGTCTCCACCGGGGCATCTTTGGGCATGACAAAGGAACGTTCGGCCTCTGTTCATCATTGAGGCACTAGAATCGTGCATCCTGACCAGAGGAGACCGAAGATGGCCGGTTCACCGTTCAAGATTCTTCTCGCGCTCGCGACTGCAACCGCTCTGACTGCTGCGCCGGGAGTTAGTTTTTCTCAAGACTTTGACGTCTACATCGGCGGCGGTCATGTGCCTCGCTACTACGATGAATACAGGCCGCGGCGATACTACCGCGAGGACTACCCTCCGGAAGCGTATCAATGCACAGAGCGGCAGGCGCTTTACATGTCACGGCAGTATCTTCGAAAGCCGAGAATCGGGCGAACAACCAGATATTCGATCGAGGTTAAAGGGATCGGACGCCGAGGAGAACGCAATCGCGTTATCTTTGGCGCTGAGCCCGGCTGCCCGCGGATCGATTAGGATCTGGCTAAAATTTGGGCGTCTTTTGTTTGCTGCTGCTCGGTTGGCCTCGCCCTCGGCCTAACTGACGAGCAGAACGGCGCCATGTGGACGGCTGCACTCAGCCTCTGATCATTCCCTGCTAACGCCACCGATTGCTCGTCTCGCCTTCCAGCATCGCGACCGCGTCAGCCTCGATGTCGCGGCAGAGCTTTTCATATTCCGCGAGTAATTCTTCGCGGCAGGGGATTTCCTTGCGGAGGTCCTCGACGGTCAATGCCGCGACCTCATAGGCTCTGCACAGGCTTCTAAATGCCAGGCTGTGATTGCTGACCACGAGTTCGCGATGATGGGGCAGAGCGAGCCTGAGGCGCGCGCGGCCGGCCCTGACCATCTCTATTCCCGAGTTCAATTTGGCGTGGAGAATATCGGCCTCTTCGGGGGGCTCACTGCCGGACTCTTCGTTAATCATGGCCTCTCATTCCCGAAAATTTGCGTTGGTCGAGTTTTAGCCCAGCGACGTACCGGCGCAATGGGCTGATCATGAAAGTCTCAATCCTTCGCTCCTTCCGATCGAGGGTATCTATCCAGAAAGGAAATCAGATGGACAAATCCGTGCCTCCTGGCGCGGCGCTTTTGCTCGACTTCGTCCGTGAAACGGAAGTAGGCCGGAGCGACCGCGCATCCTATGACGTGATCTATGCCAACAAGCAGGGGAAGCTGAAACAGCCACTCACGACGATGACCTATGGCGATATCGTCGACGCGCAGAAGTCATGGTCGAAGAACTTCGGCTCGAGCGCGGCAGGGGGCTATCAGTTCATGCGGGCGACGTTGATCGGGATGGCGAAGGAAATCCACTCGCTTCGCGGCGATATGCTCTTCGCGCCCGATCTGCAAGACCGGCTCGGCTATCACCTGTTGAAGCGCCGCGGGTATCAAGAGTTCGTCACCGGCAACATGACGCTGGACGAATATGCCAAGAAGCTTGCGATGGAATGGGCGTCCTTTCCGGTCCTGTCTGACACCAAGGGCTCGCACCGGTTCGTCAAGCGCGGTCAGAGCTTCTATGCGGGCGACGGGCTCAACAAGGCGCTGGTGAAGCCTGAGAAGGTTGAGGCGGTGCTGAAGCATGTCCTTGAGGTCGCTCGCCGGCCGACTGATGTTCTCCTTAACGATGCGGCGCCGACCGAATCTGGAAAGCAGCTGGGCCTTGGCCCGGAACAAACGATCCGCCCGGAAGCCAAGTCTGCGTCTCGCGGCATTGTCGCACTGATCGGGGCCGCACTCGTCGCCTTGGGGGCCTTCCTCTCCTCCATTCCTTGCAATCTCTTCGGCGTCTTCTGTGGGGGCTGACATGACCGTCTGGATTCGCATCGCGCTCTACATGGTCGCCGGGTGGCTCTACGGCTCCGGTCTCATCGGAGAAGAGGTCAAGGTTCTCATAACGACCGATCCGGCATTGGTGGCGAGCATTGAGGCGGTAATTTCCGCTCTGATCGCATCTGTCCCGCTTGTTTGGTGGCGGCTGGCGAAAAGGCTTGGGTGGTCGACATGATGTCCCGACTCAACCTCGCGGCCGGCGCCATTGCTGGCGGCCTCGTCGTTTTCCTCATCATGCAGGCGGCCAACGCGCTGTGGATCATCCCCGCGGCGAAGGACGAGGGCCGGAAGCTCGAACGCGCCGAGCTCGATTCCGCAACCAATAAAGCAATTGGAGAACTGCGAGATGAAGCTGATCGCGCTCGCTTTAACCGCCGCCTGTGCATTGAGCGCGGCCGGCTGTACGTCAACGCAACAGGTCAGTGCGTCGAAAGACCGTCTCAACCAGGCGGCTAGGGCCGTCGTCGGCACTTCCTTAATCGGCGCTCGAGGCAAAACGCCGGCCGATCAAGACAAGATCGATGAAACAGTCGCAGGGCTGTGCGGTGCCCGCGCCTGGACGCAAAGCGAATGCGCCCGCCATGATACGGCGCAGTGAACCATTTCAGGAATCGCAGGGCATACGAGGGGCAAGGAATGGGGCTTGAGGATGAAGCGATGGAACTCCCGAAGCGCGCTCAAAAGCTTGAGTGGAATCTTAATTCGATCCTAAACCTCATCACCCTCATTGGGATGATCGGAGGCGGCGGCTGGATCTGGGCGAACACCACGCGCGATATTGAAGAGCTTCAAACCTGGCGGACAAGCGTCGAGCAAACCCAGAAGGACCGCCTTGCCGAAAGCCGAGAGCGCGACGGCCGAACCGATGAGCGGTTCCGCGGGCTCGAGGCGGAGGTTCGCAAGATCGACAACCTGACCTATCGGGTGACCATCACGGAGCAGTCGACGGCGACGATCACGTCGGCCATCAAGGATCTTCAGACGTTGCTCAATCAGCAGTCCGGCGACTTGAAGGTCGTTCGCGAGATATTGCAGCGGATCGAGGCCAGCCAGCGCGACGGCAATCAGCTTCGGCGCTGATGCCCTGCCGCCCATCCCTCTTGCGGGCTCTTTTTCTTGTCTCCGTTTTCACTCAAAATACCACCTTGCCGGGTGATTAATCGTGCCTACCTTCTTTTAGGATGCAAGGAGGGAAGAATGGCAGACGACCTCAAGAAGAAGGGCCGCGACAGCGAGTTTGTCTCAACGCAAGAGCACGAGATTGCCTACCTCATGAAGGCCACGCATAAGACCAGGGAAGAGGTGCTCAAGGCGATCCGCGAAGTCGGACCCGACCGCCAGATGGTCATGGAGTATCTTTCTAAAGGCCCACTTGTGACTCGCTCAAGCGGCAATTGAGGGATAAACTATCCATGCTTTCCTTCACAAAGTCGGTACTCAGCGCCCGCCGGACAAGCGGGCGTTTTCTTTCGTTGCCGGGTTGCGTTCCACGAGCGTTGCACGCGCGTTTCATGCTGCTGTCGAAGTCTTCCGGCTTGCCGTACAGGTTCGCCTGCACCCAATCGCTATACCGCTGCAGAACGCGTCCTAGCGCAGCCGAGTGCGAAATACAGGTGAGTGCTGAATTGTCGCAGTGAAAAGAGCCTACCACTCTGCACGTGGCGCTTGCATGCGCAAACTGGACGGGCGAAGTGTGTTTCGCCTGTGAATTCGAACGCTCGGGCTTGAAAGCCTCCCTGCCCAAAACGGTGGTGGAGGCTTTCTTTTTTGACCGCTATCCCAGTATTTTGCCGCGTTGACGCACTAATCTTGCCAGGAAACTTGGCGACCACTTCAGATCATTCCCGAAAAGGACGCCTAAAGACGGGCCTGACGCTGCCGGTCTTGTGCGTTGAGGAGACCGACGAGGTCATCGGCATCTATTAGGTCCAGCAGGCAGAGCTGTTTGCCGCCGACTTCAGCCGGTTGCCCGGTGAAGATGTCTATCACCGAACAAGTGCCGTTAGGGTCAAGCCGAAGGTCGTACCGCCGGTGCAACATCACGGCATTATAACGGATCTACTTCGGATTAGCAGCGCGTCGTAAAGGTATATGGAAATGAGGCAATGCTCGCTTGGAAGAGCGTCTCCAAACTTTCGCTAATATCCCCGTTGCCGCACATCCGCGGTCAACAGCAGAAGCGCGTCTCGGGGGAACCCGGCTCGCTGAAGAGCGCGAAAAAGCCCCGCACTAATGGCGGGGCAAGTCGTGCATCCAGTTTGGCTTCAGCCTGGATGCGGGGAAGCATCCAATTGAAGGCGGCGTCCGGAGGGGATCTCGGACGCCGCCCTTAAGGAGGAATTCGCCGCACCTCCTGAGTGACACGACGGCACATAACGCAACTCTTCCGAGTTTTGTTCCCGCGTTTTATACGCGCAATATGACGAACAACAAAAAAGGCCGGTTAAACCCGACCTTCCGTCTCTCGCCTTCCGCCGCTGCCAGTACATCCGTGGTCAGCAGCGGGAGGCATATGAGTGAACCCAATATAAGCACCGGCTGGATTTTAATCAAACCAGAAATCAAAGATGAGCGGCACCCGCGAGGGGAGGCTTTTGGGCACCGCTCACCTGGCAGCAATCCCATCGCCCGCATTCTTGGGGCGACCGATTCCAACTCAGATCACAGCGGGTTGGTTCCGCCCCTACAGCGGAAAATCCCTCTAGCGCTTCATTCCGGGGTGGATGTACCGGCCGCTATGCGGGACGGCGGAAAGAGGCTCCCTGCACGGGGATTTTGAGCGGGGACGGCCTACTCGGCGGCTCCCTTGGGCAAGGACATCTATCTCGCCTGATCTCAGGCCCAGACCATCAAACACAATCCGGAGACAGACAAATGCTTGATCGCCCGATCCAGGCAGCCGCCGAAGGCTTGCCTAAGATTAGCCTGAAAACCCGCCGCGCGATCGAAGCTCATATCGAGCGATTGATTGCACTTCTAGACGAGATCGACGGCGACTCCGACCTCGAGCCGGCGCTCGGCTGGACCTTCCATGGTCCGAGTGTGCTGTCCGAAGCCTCCCACAACGATGATGACCGGGAATGGGACGACGAGCGGGAATGGGATCCTGCCGAGATGGGCATCGCAGACATGGATGGCGTGATGGAGCAGTGGCTAGGCTTCCAAATGGGGAGGGGGTAGCGTCCAATGACTGCGATCAACTTCCCGACGGAAATCCGGTTTGCGCCGCTCTCGTATCTCTGTATCTGTTGATGGTGACGCCCATCTTCTCCGCCAGCACCGACTGAGATAGTCCGGCCAGCGCACGAATGCGGCGGAGGTTGGAGGCGCGACAAGGTCGACGTCGGTCGGAGGCGGAGCTGACCTATTCGGTCGGGCCGTTCGGCCTCGTTAAGGCAGCGTGAAGCAAGGCGGCGTCACGCACGCCGCTTTGGTAGAGCAGAATCAGCCTCGCTGCGACCACTTCGGCCTCTTCACTCTCCCGAGGCAGCCGTAATTCCCAAAGAACGTCTTCGAGAACAACCTGAAGGTCACTGAGTTCCTCGGAAGAGATCGGGTGAAAGCGATAGTTGAAGCCCACCACGTTAACTCCTCTATTGGAGGGCGAAGCGTAACCACGTTCCGGTCACCGGCACGCCCCTAGCAACCAGCCGATGACAGAGGCAGTATACTCCCATTCGGCAACACCATGGGCCGAAAAGCGCTCGCGGGCACGGGCAAGACCCGGCAGTATGGAGGAGCCTGTGGCAGACGATACGCAGAAGAAGGGCCGCGATAGCGAACATGTTTCGACGCAGCCGCCCACTGACGATTGCCGGCTAAGACAGACAGGCCACCTCGTGGATTTCTGCCTAGCCTCTATTCCTTCCCATCAAGAACAATCTTCAACGTCCTGATCACATCGGCGGCATCGACGAGAGCGTCTCTGATCTCTGCTACGGTAAGGCTATCAGCGCGGGCCGCCGCCACCTGAAGGTCAATCACAACATCCTTCGCGCGATTGCTGCCGGGCACGCCGGTTTGCTCGCGCATGTCACGTATTGTGGCAATCGATCGATTGAGCAGACGCTTGACTTCGAACGGCGTTAGCCTGTCCGCTTCGTTCGCGGCTCTGATCAGCTCTGCAATGAATAGGGTGGTAAGGCTCATAACCCGGCAACCCCTTAGAAGCTTGGCTCACGTCGAACACAAAAGTGCAGAATACGCTAGCTAATTCAGCTAGCTGCCGGCGAGCTGCATCGAAATAGGGCGCATGCCTGTGGAGCTTAGCTATCCGGAAACTTTAAAACCGCCGGTTTGGTGGACCGGTCGGAGCTGCCGCGCATACAACCTCGCTCGTCAGAATGAGGGAGAAGGCCACCATGCAAGATAACATCCGTCCAATCGCACCGGTTAGCGTTGCCGGCCTGATACCGCAGGCGCCAGCCACCGGCATTCCGATTTGCGAGGTCGTTGACCCAAATACCTTGTATGTTGACCCGGCCTACCAGAGGAGCGTAGGCGAACGAGGGATGCGGCAGATTCGGCGCATTATTGAAGGCTTCGACTGGGCTAAATTCAAACCGCCGATTTGCGCTTACTCGGAATGTGACGGCAAGACGATTCTCAAAGTGCTTGATGGGCAGCATACAGCGATTGCTGCCGCATCCAATCCGCACATACGTTTGATTCCCGTCATGATCGTTGAAGCGGACGACACGATAGCGCAAGCGAAAGCGTTCATAGGACAGAACACTGATCGCCTCGGAATTACGACGCTGCAGCTCCACCAGGCCGCTCTGGCCGCCGCTGATGAAGACGCGCAGACGCTCGAGCTGGTTTGTTCGCGGGCCGGCATAAAGGTGCTCAAAACGACGAACGCTTACACGGGCACGGGATCGCGCCAGACTATCGCCGTCAAGCAGATCGAGGCCTTGATCAGCCGGCAAGGCGCAAAGAATGCTCGTGAAATTCTTGAGGTTCTGGCCAATGCCGAACGTGGCCCGCTGACAGCTCCACAGATCAAAGCTGTCGAGCTCCTCATGACTGATCCTGAGTATGCCGAAAAGTTTAACGCGGAGGACCTGACCGAGGCCATTGTCGATCTACTCCACACCGCGGAAGACGAAGCGAAGCTCCTCGGGGTGACGCACAAAATCACCTTCTGGAAGGCGCTCGCCATCACCTGGTTCAGGAAGTGCAAGAAGCGGCGACAAGTCCCTGTCAAGGCGGCATAGAAGCACTTCCGGCCGCCCGGCGAAGCGCGCACATGCGCCTGGCCAAAGAGGCAGACCAGCAGGTGCTATCGGCCACATGACGATCTGCCAAAACGGTGTTTTTTTTGCCCGGAAGCGCAGGTCCATACTCAGGCAAGCTTGATCCCGAATATAGGCACGTGACATTCGGTAGATGCTGCACTACCTTGCCGATAAAGTTCCCCAGAGAAAAAGCATGAGTATTGTCCAGCTTTCCGAGGCCAAAGCACTGACAGGCGGATTCTACACCGTCAGCGAGGTTGCGCGGCTCCTAAAGATCGACAGCGAACCGCGCATACGTGGTTGGCTTCGCGGCTATGGCAATAATGCAGGCCCTGTGATCGAGCGGCAATATCCGCGTAGGGGTGCTTTTGATGAGGTTGGCTTTTACGACCTCATGGAGATTCGATTTATCGAGTACTTCAGGCGCCAAAAGATAAGTCTTCAAAGCATCCGCAAAGCTGCTGAAGTGGCACGCAAGGAGCTTGGACATCGTCACCCGTTTGCGCTTTCTGACGTGAAATTCGTTACCGATCGGAAACGGATATTTCACCTCACCGCGGAGCAGACGAACGATGCCAAACTTCGCGATCTGGTGACCGGTCAGTACGCTATGTACGATGTCATAGAGCGCTATTTGGCCAAGGGTATAGAGTTTAATCCCGGAAGCGGGTTGGCAGAATATTGGCGGCCAGACGCGGCCAAGTTCCCCAACGTTGTGCTTGACCCAACCAAGGCTCACGGGCAACCAGTCCTAGACGACTACGAGGTGCCAACGTCTGTTCTATTTGGCCTGTGGCGGGCGGAGGACCAAGACTATGATGCCGTCGCCGACTGGTATGAAATACCGAGGGAGAAGGTAGAGCAGGCTGTCGAGTACGAGATCGACCTGGCCGCATGAATATCATTGGCGACGAACATGTCTCACCAAAGATAGTACGGGCGGTCCGTGAGATTGCCTTGCGAAGAACGTGGACTTTGGAACATGTCATCGGCAGCGCCTATCGCAGCCGACCAGATGAGGACTGGATTGCCGCATTCGCTCACGCGGGCGGTCACGTTTTCCTCTCGGCAGATCGGGACATGTTGCGCCGCCCGACCCTATTGGCAAAAATATCTCAGCTCGATTTGATAGGCATTTATCTCCCGGCTCAGTGGGCCGAAGCGAGGAAACAATATCAAGCTGCGCATATCCTTTATTGGTGGCCAGAGATAGAACGGGTGATTGAGACTTGCCAAAAAGGAACAGCCTGGATCGTCCCCAAGGGCCTCGGGTCTGGTGAATTGCGGTTGCACGTCGAGAGGCGAGGCAATAACGCTTGGCAACAAAAAAGGCAGGGTTAAACCCGACCTTTCCGTAATCACCTGCCGCCGCTCCCAGTACATCCGTGGTCAATGACGAGATGGCGATTTTTTAGGGCGGATCGTTTCGAACGCATGGCACCAGGCCGGCTGCTAAGGCTTACACGTCGCTGCCGAATTGCCTGACTGTATCGTGTTGGCGGCGCTTATCTCGTGACGCTTCATTAAGTACCGGTGAATCGCGCTCTTCAGTGCGATTTGCCACGTTCCGAGGTCGATCAACTCGGGGACGTCGAGTCGGTGATAGAGACCAGAACGGACCTCCGCTACCATTCAGTTCTTTGTGCATACCGGAGACATAGGTAACAGATCGTACCTAAGACATATGTGACAATCTCGTGCCGAACGGATTGTCGATGGTTTGCAAGGTTCTCTGCTCCAGATCGATATATCCGAGATCATAGTGCATGAAGCTGACGGGCCAAATGCCGTCGTCGACTTCCTTGATTCCGAGTTTCTGTCCTGCCAGTACGGTCGAGATGTTGATCTTCTTGCGATAGATGCAGATACGGCCGCAATTGGTGACGAGCACGTCTCTGTCGTGGAAAGGGTAGCTGATTTCCGGCAAGCCCTGGCAGGGTCTTGAGGACGAGACATAGAGACGAGCCGGCACCTTCATTTCCAGCGCCTCGTGCGGCCGCTCGGTATTGAATTCACTGATAAAAGCGTCGAAGCGTGCCTGTTGCTGGAGGATGTTTCTGCCAGGTGGTCGGGTCGCCTCTTTCTTGAGCGTCAGGTGCATGCGCTCATGCCGGCCGTTCTGTTGGGGACGGCCCGGCCTGATGCGCTCAAGCGTGATGCCGAGCCGCAGCCACCAAACGGAGAGCTTGGAGAGATTGTAGAGCCCGTTGGGACTGGCGAATGGCAAGCCATTGTCGCTTCTGATCGCGGCAGGCAGGCCACATTCGGCAAACAGCCGCCGGAAGGCGTCAAAGACGGCCGGTTGGCGGGTCGACTCGAAGGCTTCGCAGCACAGAAGATAACGTGACGCCTGGTCGGTGACCGTCAGCGGGTAACGGTATCGGCCATTGCCAAGCTTGAACTCGCCCTTGACGTCGGCACACCACAGGTCGTTCGGCATGAGCGCCTGCGACAGGGGTGTTCCCTCGGCGCGAAAGCGTTGTCTTTTGCGGGCATGAGCGACCAGTCCATGCCGGTCGAGAACGGCATGCACCGTGCTCTTGGACGGCACGCGCACATCGCCGGCCAGGCGCTTCACCAGCAGCTCCCTGATCTTCCTGGCGCCCCAATGCGGCTTCTCCTTCTTGAGGCGCACGAACATCGCCTCGAGCGGCTCGGGCAACTGATTGGCATGGCGCACCGGCCGCCGAGACCGATCCGTCAGCGCTTCCAGGCCGTCTTCCTTATAGCGGTTGAAGATCTTGTAGCCGGTCTTGCGCGAGATGCCGAACTCCCGGCACACATCGCTCATGCGTTCGCCCTCCGGCAGCCGGGCGACAAATCGCAGACGTTCCTCCATTACCGAAGTCTCTTTCCACGGCAT